TTAGATGTTCAACGATGCAGCGAAGCGATTCCATTCTTCAATCGCCTCATCTGCCGCTGACTGATGATTTCGGACCGCCTCGTTTTGCTCCTCGACAAAGTCAGAGATGCATTCCTTATAGTCTTCTACCTCGTCTATGAAGCTGTCCCGTTCCCATTCGCTATTAAACTCGTATGGCACATATGGCTCGCTGCAATGATGGGACGGCTCGAACGAGTCAGCGTGCAGCGGTGCTGAAACGACGAACGCACCACACGCAATGGCTAAGCGTATTCGCATAGTCTTTTCCTTAAATCGTTGTTACCCGCTTGGTATGAACATTCGCAAGCTGGAAATACCTTTCCACGCCACGCCACGCCACGCCACGCGATTCCAGAATCGGTTACGGTCGATGGCCTGACTGATAGGTGGAGCGGACGCACCCTGCACCGTCGAAGTTGACGCTTGTCACTTCGACGTATTTGTCGTTCCAGTAGGTGTTCGCGCCGCCGCCGCGGGCATTTGTTCCATCGATCGGCTTGCCGTGGATCGTTTCGACGTCCTTTCTCGACATTCCCGGAACTACTTCTCCACGAACCTTTGCCGTCCGGAGATCGCGGTCTGAAAGACCAGTATCGCACTTGACGCTTGGTGCGCTACCACCTACAACGGCGACGGTTCGTGGCTGAGAAACAGCGGGCGCCTGAGCTTGCCCCGCGACCTGAGCGGAGCGCGGTGTGGCCATTTGCACGGGCGCGCTGCTGCCGCTTGGCGCAGGGTTGTGAGCCCTGACAATATCATCGAGGCCGCTGTTTCGAGGACAATTCTGATTCTTGGTAAACGTCACCTTACCGGCCGCGTCTACGCATTTGAATATAGTGGCTGCTTCGGCTGACGACGAAAGCGCCAGGGCCATAAGCAGAGTTCCAGTCTTTAACATCTTCGTTCCCTCATGACATCAGAGAGAATATAACAAAGTGCCACTATTCAGGGCGGATACGCACCGTCTGGTTCGCTGAAAAAGTCGCTTGTTTTAAGCGAAAGTCTCCGCGTGCAGCTGAGCCTCACGCTTTCGTGACGAACTCAGTTATGTGAGTGGAGGAGGGCTAAGTCCTCTGGTTTTGGGTGAAGCTTTGGTCAGTACCGGCAGCGATGATTTCGGAGCTGCGCCTGATTCAACCCAAGCGTTGTACCCCTCGACATTGATCAGTGGCTTGTTATCGGGTGCGCGAATCCACACTTGGCCTTCAGGCCATATTCCCTTGGAGCACTTAGCCCTAATGGCGCTCTCGGTATAGCCGCTCTCGGCGGCAAATTGTTTGATGGTCTTGTACTTGAGCATGGTCTGTATGTCGCCTTTGAGTTCGGTGACTGTAGTGCGCACACTCCCAAGATCAGACGATCTTTGTGATGATTGCATCCGTTCCGTGGCGGGACCGATTCATCCGCTTGTTCGTTTTTGCACCTGGCACATATCTAGGTTGAAGAGTTGGGGTGGGAGCTGGCCACAGGGAGTCTAGCCAAGCCTCGTATCGGTCGATGCTGTAGATCCACCCGGAACCGACTTTTTGCACCACTGAGGCTGGAAACTGTCCGCGAAGACGTCGATTCTGTATCGCCTTCTTCGTGATGCCGAGATGCGTCGCCATTTGCGGCTCGGATAGAAATCGAGCCACGTGCTCAGTTGGGGGCTCTTTCAGATGCGCCGCCATCTCTCCAAACGTCTGCCCTATGGCGATGAATTGCTCCTCAAGCTGGGTTAGCAACCGTGCCGTCTCTTCATGATTAGCCAATGCCTTTCCCCTTCATCTTGTGATGCTATGAAGAGTGCCATCATGCGATAACGTTGGCGATCATCACTTAGATGGGCGGCGGATCCCTCTGAGCGAGGTCAGGGTCGCAGTCAGTTGCCGACTGGCCCCCTACTTGGATGACAGTGCCGGGTGGTCCCCACTCGGCAACTAGATAATATAGTGCCGACAGGGGTCCCGTTTGGGGCGCATCTGCCGACTGCCCCCTCCACCTGATAATCCAATGATTGTTTATCAGAGGCCAAGCTGGCGAACAATCACGGCAGGATCGGTGCCACGCTGAAGGGCTCGACGGGCATCACGCTGCATTGTGTCAATGCATTCGTTCTCGAACTTCTCTGCCATCCGGCACGCCTTCTTCACGATCAGAACAGCGAGCTCTCTCGGAAACGGGACGGTTTCTTGCGCTGGTCGTCCGTAGGTGATCGACATTGATTCTCTCCGTTGGTGAGGGGGCATCGGGCTTGCTCTGTTCGCGCTCAGCCGTACAGGGGGGTGGCCTTGGGTCCTTCCGGAGGGGTGGGGTGGTGCGGGGTAATTGGGGCCCGGCCCTTCGCTTCATACGAACTTTTCCCAGAGAAGCCGTTTCCGGTTCCGGTTGGTGTGTTAGGCCGCGCCATGCCTGCGTATACGGCCCGTATGGCGCGGAAACGCGTCGGACTTGGCTCCGCACAACTAAACAACAACCAGCCTCTCAGAAAGGCTCATGAATAGCTAAAGGTCGGGCCCCAATTACCCCGCGAGGGGTGGGGTACCGGGAAGGACCCAAGCCACCACTTCAGCTCCCCTTGGTGAAGCGCTTAACCATTGCCTCGAACTCTTTGTCGAACTCACCAGGTAGGCGCTGCTCGACATATCGTTCGGCAACCTGATGGAAGGGCAGCCGCCTCGAGTAGGTTGGCTTATCAACGAATGCGAGGAGCACGGACATTCCGCCTTTGCCGCGCGAGGTGCGCTGGCCGATACCGATGGGCTTCTTGTCTCGGTACATCACGAAGTACCGCTTCGACTTCTTCCTAACCCCAGCCAGAGCCTTGGTAACGTCGCCTCGCTTGATGTTGCCGTACTGGTCGAGCTGAGCCCCTTTGCCTGGCACAACGTACTTCCCGATCGGCAGCAGCCCATCCTTCCGCAACTGGCGCTCGCTACCCTTGTCACGCCGAGGCCCGCCGAAGATCTGAGGTTGCAACCAAACCGAAGGGGGCTGCGTGCTTGTTCGCCTGCTGCCGGGCCCTCCTGCCGTCTCTCTGAGCCAGACCCTCGCCTCCAGTTTCTCCTTGGTCGCCGCGTGGTACTCGAACGCCCTTAGCGTGTATGGGGTGGGCCTGTCGAAGATGTTGTTCATCTCGGCGGAGAGTGCCTGCCTCAGGCCTACTGCGGTCTTGGTCAGCGCCGCAGCGGCAGCGTATGGCATTGCCTTTTGCTCGATATCCTTCAGCTCTTTGAGCTGTCTGGAAAACCCTTTGGCGTCGACCTTGATCACAGGGGGTTACTCCTCTGCTTGCTCTTCTGCGCCACCAGCGGTCAACACGCCGATGGTGAAGCCAATAACCGAGCTCAACCGTCCGCGCCAAAGCATCCCGCTATTGCCAGGAACAACGGTGCCGGCGTTAACCAGGCGGGCATCTTTCAGATGGATGAATGATGCGAAGCGTTCAGGGCCATCGTGCTCGATTGGTGACGGCTGTGGATAGGTGTCAGCCTTCCATTGCTCCACGACCTCGGAATAGGTGTCCTGCATATCGCTCACCCAATTCTTGGTCAGTTCCAGCTTGAACAGATCAAGGTATTCAGCGCCGTGGATGGTGACGCCGGTGACGAGACCGGCCGCAGTGGTCAACGTGACCGGAACGGGAATGCCGGTGTTGGTTAGATCGACTATGTGCTGAAGCAACCAATCGCTGTTGCTTTCTGGTTTTTGGGATTCAATTCCGCTTGCTTCATCGTTCATGGATATTCCTGCTGGTTGAGAGATTTATTTAGCAATTAGCGATGGGTGCGGCCGAACTTCTTCGCAGCCGTTCTGATTTCGCTAACCTGATTGCGCTCGGCGTACATGGAGAAGCTGTTTCCGCCGCCCATATCGAACTCCACACGGCCCAGATCGGGCATGTTTGGGCCCGCTGTAGCGGCGTGTTCAAGCTGGTCGCCCATTCCAGGGAAGCGGGGCGTCAGTGCGGAGCTGGAGACCAGCCCACCGTCTGCATAGCCGCGCATTCCAGATTGCATCTTGGCTAGAGTCGCTCGGAAGCCGTTTCGGCGGATCATCTCGAGGAAAGATAATGCGCCCGGCTCGCGGACAACCTCCTGAGGCTGGACGTGTTCACCAGCGTGAACGATGCCGGCCGGCTTGTACTTCCCGCCCGGGCCAGTCCAGCCACCTGTTGCGAATCCACTCGGGGGGAATTGCGAGAAGCTGTTGCCGTCTTGGTAAATCTTCGGCGCGCCACCGGCCACAGGGGTGACCGGGATGATCAGTTGTTGCTGAAGCGTCTGAGCAAGCGAGCTAATTTGCTGTTGCGCTGCCGATACCGCAGCGGGATCCACCTGTGGCGTGATCGCCGGGGCCAGTGGCGCGGCACCGGTACTGCCAGCTTCACTACCCGGCTTTGCCGCTGTCGTGATGATCGAAATCGGCTTTCCAGCTAGGTTGCTCAGTTCAATGATCTGCTGTCGCGCTGTCTCGAGCGCCGCGTCGTCTAGCTTTACGGTGATGGTTGTCTTGGAGAGGCTGTCGAGGAGAAACTTTAGGTCGATGCCCTTTTTCTGCAACTCGTCCAGGGCCGTCTTGGCCTCGTCGACATTGATCTGGTCGGCTGCCTCCTCGATGCCTTGTAACGAGCGAATGAAGCCTTGGAAACCGAACGTGTTTTCCCCGGCGTCTGCCAAGTCCTGAAGCATTTTCAGCGCGGCTTGCGCGTACTGCTTGGCGCCCTCAACGTCACCACTGGTCAGCGCCTGGCTGGCCTTTACCTTCAGATCCTGGGCGGCCCCATACGACGCGGTACCGCCGCCGCTCAAACCGGCAAGCGCCGCGGTATACCGCTGCTGGGTTTCGAGCTGGGCCTGCTTGGCTTTCTCTAGATCCTGAGTCGCCTTGCGCTCAAGTGCGACCTGTTTGTTCAGGTACGCCTCGGCATTTTTCAACGCCTCGCCCTGCTTACTCTTCAGGTCACCGACATACTTGGTAAAGTGTCGAAAGCGATACTCGTCCGCTGCAACCTGCTCCTCGGCGGCGGCCTTCTGCTGCTCGGCCGCCTGCTCGGCACCTTTCTGCATTTCCCGATAAGCCTCAACGGTCATACCGGCGATCTTGGCATTCAATGCCTCGATCTTCCCTTCGAGCTCCTTCACCCAGTCGTCTAGTTGCTTGGAGTCCATGAAGAATGTTGCAGTCGGGCGGCCTATGAAGTCGCCACCATCCCGAGCGGCCTTGACACCGGCGAGCACCTTTTTCAGCTTCTCCAGCTCATCAATGTTCCCGGACGCGTTGGCGGCTGCGAAGGCGAGTTCCTTGGCGAACGCGGTGAACTCACGTGCTGCGGTAATCGTGTAGCCGGCTAGTGTTGCCATACCGGCCGCAAGATCATTGAGCGCTTGGATAGTGGCGGGGTCGGTCAGGAGTTCGCGCAGCTTGGTAATAGCGGTGACCAGGCCGGAGCTGTCGCCCTCACCGAACGCTTTAACCAGGTCATTCCGAAGCCTGGTCAATGCGTTGCCCACCGTGTCGGGAAGCTTCTCGGCAGCCTTGCTCAGATCAGGCAGGGCTTGGACGGTTAGGTCGGTGATCACTTCAGCAGTAAGCTGACCTTCGGCCGCCATCGCCCGGAGCGCTCCGGTTGGTACTCCAAGCCCTTGGGCCATCGCACGCAGCAGCGGAGGAGCAGCCTCAGCGATAGCGTTAAACTCTTCGCCGCGAAGGACGCCAGAGCCCATTGCTTGCGAGAACTGCTGAAGCACCGATGCCGTTTCGCCGGTTGTCGCCCCGTTTATCTTCAGCGCCTTGCTGAGCGCGTCAATAACCTTCGTGGCGTCGCCTTTGCGGCCTACCTCGTCGAGGGCAGGGGCCAATCTGGCATAGAGCTTCACGACCTCATCAACAGGCGAAGCGGTGTTCTGCGCAATCGTGAAAAGCTCTTCCTGGACGCGGTTGAACTCTTCCTGGCTGCTTGTCGCTAGCCGCAACTGAGCTTCCATCTGCTTCGCGGTATCGGTGACCTGTGCGTACCCGCGCAAAGCCTGAGCCGAGCTATAAGCAGCACCGACACCGGCGGCAACGGTGCCAGCGCCGATCCGGCCGCCGCCTATCTTCTGCTGCTCGCCGGCCATTCCACGCAGGGCCGCACGAGACTCGTTAATCCGCTGAGTCAGGTTGCGCTGCGCAATCTCCAGCTCTTTGGCGGTCAGGCTCCCCGACTTGCGCAGAAGCTCGTACTGCCCGCGGAGGCGATCAATCTGCGCGCCGGCCGCGCGGTACTGAGTGACGCCGAGCGAGCTTTTCGCCTGCTCGATGTTCGCCAGCCTCTGCTGCCGAGTGACCTCAGAAAGCGCATTGGCTCGCTCACGAATGCCCCGCACTGCGAGATCGTTTCGGCCAGCCGTCATGCCCTTAGCCATCTCTGCGTCCAAGCGTCTTTGCTCGGCCGCGAGATTACGGGTATCTACGCCGGCAGCACGCAGCTCGGCTCGTTGCTCTCGGACTTTTGCCTTCTGCCTTTCGAACTCAGTGGATGCCCGAGCAAGGGCACGCTCCGCCTTGTTCATCTCGGCAGCCAATCCCTTTACCGGCGCGCCCGAAGCGGCCTCCATCGCCTTTGCCAGCTGCTCGACGCTGCGCTTCGCTGCGTAGAACTCAGCCGATGCGGCTTTGGCGTTTTCCTGGGTTTTCTTGAGCGCATCGACCTGCCGGAGCGGCTTTTCGACCGCTTTGACCATCTCCGCATATTCCTTCCGAAACCCGGCAACTTCTTTCTTTGCCGCGTTCAGGTCGGTGGAAAACTTAAGCTCAACGTTTGCCATTCAAGGCTCCAGTACTAGCCATTGCCGAAAGGAAGAATGACCAGGGGTAGTAGGGGGTCTGGGTGTGCCCCAGTTGCACCATGGCTGCGATACAACGATCCAGTTCTTTTAGCCTTGAGCTTCCAGAGGAGCCCAGCCCAGGCGCCTCCGGAACCCGAAAAAATCAGGGTTCAGCTCCTTGCAGACCGCGATAACCTGGAGCACCTGAGAAGGCCGCAGCGCGTTGATCTGGTCGACGGTCATCGAGCTCATACGGCATATGTCCGCTACCGAGCACTCCTCAAAAAATCCGTCGTCTACTAGGTCACGTAGGCTCGGGTCTGGCTTCTGCATATCAGCAAGCCAGGTTCGAACCTGGAGCACGGTTAACTCACGAACAATGACGGATAGATCGCCGATCATCAGTTCCTTGGAATTGGTTGTGTGGGTCATTATGAAAACTCCGAGGTGCCTGCGATCTGTCTCGCAGCAAATGGTCTGAATGAAAAAGCGCTGCAGGTATCGCCTTGGAGCACTGCCAGGGTCCGGCCGTCGTGCTTTAGGCGAGCGTGATACTTCGGTGCAAATCCCTTGTGGAAGGGGCTTGGCTGCGGGTCATGCGCGGTGATGGCGAGCGCGCTCATCGGGTCGCCGGGAGCAGGTCGTAGCTGCTCAGGTAAGCCAGGTCGACCACGCGGATATCGACGCCAACGCCAAAGACGCGAATGCGGCCAGAGGGAAGCGTTTCAATGTGCAGGCCTCGCTGCTCGGCGAGCCGCTGTATCTCGTCGCGCTTGTTTGCGGGCTGTGCGGCTCTGGTGCTCATACGAAAAGCTCCCGGCAGCTGACGAAGGGTTTGTTCTCGCTAAGTGCGATGAGAAGGGCGCTGGCTGGAATGCTGCCCTTATCTGCCGCATCACGAATGCGTGACCACGCTGCGGTTAGTTCGGCGCGGTTAGGGCGCACTTGGCGGCCTCTCGGCTTGTCGATCGTGTTCATTAGCTGCCTCGTGTAAAGCAACAATACATGTCGTTCAAGTAGTCATATTACTCTCGATCTGGTCTTATGTAAGCTTTTTACTGGTTGGGCATCCAGTATTTTGTGGGTGCGGTATGTCCTGGTCGCGGGGGCTGCGATAGCGTCAGGAGGAAGAACCTGTGCGAAAACTAGACACGTCAGATTCCTCCGGGGGAGACAACCACGCGCTTTATGGCTAGCGTTTGGCTATCACATACAGGGAGGTATTCAGGTGGAAATCAACCTAACGGCTGTCGAGCTAGGTGGTCGGCTATTCGCACGGCCAACGGCACTCATGCTGCTTGGGCTCACTCTTCTGGCCTTCACCGGCGGCGCGATGGATATTCAAAATCCACTATTGCGGCCGACGGTTGAGGCGGTGATTGTCCCTGCCAGGTGGTTTCTGGCCGGGTTATCTGGCTGCGGCGCTCTTTGGTTCGCCTGGCGCTTGCTCCTCCTGTACCGATGGGAGAACGGCGCTGATGGCGGTTGTCACCGATGCGGCGGCTTCGTCAGGCACCTTGAAGGCCGTTGGGGCGATTACAGCAAGTGCATGATGTGCGGCGGGACCAAATCGGGGCACCACTAACAGCGTCTGCTGGAGCGAAGCCCGAACCTAGGGTCAGAGCAAGGGTGCGGATGTCGGCTCGATCAGATGCCGCCCCTCATTACGAACGTTGCCGACTGCCCTATCTACAGCGAACCACTCGAAGGCTTCAACCGGTAGCGCCAAGTCACGAGCCAGCTCCTCGGCTCGTTCTAAAGACAGGTCCGGCTCGATCCATTCTCGCGCGCGGTCAGCTTCGAACACGACGGGGCGTCGATCATGGATGTCTAGCATTCCCTCATCGCTGTCGGCTGTGATGATTACGAACCCATCGCCGTCGCGATCGTTCAGGCCGGTGCGATCCAGCTGAGCGAGCGCGGCGAACCATAACGGCGCGCCGTCCTTGCGTCGGATGTAGTAAGGCTGTTTCTTCTTCGGGTCGGCCGGGTCTTTCACCCACTCGAACCACCCATCTGCCGCTACCAGTGTTCGCCCGGTGGCCCAAATTTCTCGGAAGAACCGGCTGGTTGCAGCCGTCTCGACGCGCGCGTTGATAGCTGGCGGCCTTCTACCTGTTGCCCAAAATGGCTGGTAGCCCCACGGCAGGCGTGCCATCCGTAAGCCGGTGTCTGTCTCGTAAAAAATCATCACCTTCGAGCGCGGCGCGACGTTGTAGCGGTTGATCGGCTCCGGATCGATGCCGCCTTCGATTGGCTTGTCATACCGCAGTGCATCCAGGTATTCGACCGCAGTCCGGTACTGTGTAAAGCGACCGCACATATCCCCTCCAGCCTGTTATCGGATGGCTGCCTTACTTCATTGACCGCATGATGTGCTCGCGGTTTACTGTACGCATATACAGTAATCGCAGAGCAGTATCATGCGCGCCACTATCCTCGGCCAGCTTGGCCCGTCCTCAACATTCCTCCAGTACGTCGATACTCGCGTTCCGGCGGGCTTCCCCTCGCCTGCCGCCGACTATGAGGAGGTCACGCTTTCCCTTGATGAGCTGATCGATCTTCGAACGCCGCACGTCTATCTGGTGAGGGTAGAAGGCCCAAGCATGATCGGCGCCGGGATCTACGACGGCGATGTGCTCGTGGTGAACCGGGCACTGGAGGCGCGCGCCGGGCACATTGTCGTTGCCTACGTCGACGGCGGAATGACGGTTAAACGGTTGCAGGTGTCGCAGGAAGGTGTGTGGCTGCAGGCCGAGAATCCCGATTACCGCGCGATCCGCGTTACCGAGTCCCTGCACGTTTGGGGCGTGGCCACTCACAATCTGCACCAGCTATGTTCGCGCTGATCGACTGCAACTCGTTCTATTGCTCCTGCGAGCGCGTCTACCGGCCGTGGCTCGATGGTGTTCCGGTCGTGGTGCTGAGCAATAACGACGGCTGCGTGATTGCCCGTACGCGAGAGGCCAAACGGCTCGGCATTCCGATGGGGGCGCCATACTTCCAGTGGCGCGACCAGATGCGCGAGTGGGGTGTGGTCTGCTTCTCAAGCAACTACGAGCTCTACGGGCAGATGAGCGCCCGGGTGATGACGACGTTGGAGGGGATGTTTCCGCGAATCGAGGTGTACAGCATCGACGAGGCGTTTGCCGACCTGGCAGGGATGACGGGCGACCTGTTGCCGCTGGGGCATGAGGCGCGAGAGCGAGTGCTGCGCTGGACCGGCATACCGGTGGGGGTTGGGATCGGGCCGACGAAGACCTTGGCCAAGCTCGCCAACTGGGCTGCTAAGACCTGGCGCAAGTCCGGAGGCGTAATCGACCTGCGCGATCCGGAACGGCGTGACAAGCTGTTGCGGATGACAGAGGTCAGCGAGGTTTGGGGCGTTGGGCGGCGCATAACCGCTCGGTTGCGTCCGCTGGGCATCCAAACGGCCTGGGATCTGGCGCAGTATGACGCGGCATCGTTGCGCCGGCAGTTCAGCGTGGTGCTGGAGAAAACAGCCCGGGAGCTTCGCGGTGTCTCGTGCCTTGAGCTGGAAGAGGCGGTACCGCCGCGGCAGATGATCTGCTCCTCGAAGATGTTCGGCAGCCGCCTGCGCGACGTCGCGCCGATCCGTGAGGCGGTCGCGGCCTACGTCACCAAGGCTGCAGAGAAGCTCCGCGCGCAGAATAGCCTGGCCGGCGCGCTGCAGGTGGCCATCCGCACCGGAATGCACAACCCCAACCAGCCGCGCTACGCCAACTCAATCAGCTGCCCTCTGCCATACCCTACCGATGACACTCGCGTTCTCGCTGCGGCGGCCATACGTGGCCTGGAGGCTATCTATCGACACGGCTACGCCTACAGCAAGGCGGAGATCCTGCTGATGGATCTACGGCAGCGCGGCGAATTCACTGGAGACCTGTTCGCGGAAGCCCCTCGGCCCGGCGCCGATCGGCTGATGGAAGTTGTCGACCGAATCAACGCGCGTGAGGGAAGGGGCACAGTCCGGCTCGGCCGCATCCCGGCCGCGGCTGAGTGGTCAATGAAGCGTGAGCTGATGAGCCAACGGTATACGACGAGGTGGAATGAGCTGATGGTGGTGCGGTAGGGAATACTGCCGATATAAAAGCCCCGCTAGGTGCGGGGCTTGGAATGGCTTAGTGCCGTCAGTAAATCTTAGTAACCAACACCGACTTCGGCACCATGGCGCCTTTGTTCGGATCCTGGGTATAGGTAACCGTCAGGTCCGCGCTGATGTGCTGTTCGCGTTTTGCCTTTGTCAGATCAATAGCCGGATCAAATGACAGGGTAAGCTTTTTGCGTTTCGCGATAGTGGGGATAACCGCAAGCCAGCCGGTGTCGGCATCTCTGTTCAAATTTCGTATGTCGACAGCTACGTTTACGTAGTCCACATCGTGATCCCCCGCGCTGAAGTCGACTTTGTCTGGAGCGTCAGTCGCGGCCGCCTGGGATATCTGGACAACCGCCTTGCTGGGCTGTTCGCCTGCATAGATGATCCCTCCATCAGCCCCAGCCGCAGGTTTCACAAAGTCCAAGGAAGCGGCAGCGATTTTCTTCCTATCTAGCTTCAGGCCAGCCTCTGTAGCGTCTTCGAGCTGTTTTTGGCTTACGTTGAAAACGTCTCCACCAGCAACTATTACATTGCTATTGTTTGCTGTGATGGTAGGCGCGTTGGTGCCTGAAAACTGGTTGACCAGATTCAGACCACTTGAGGCCACAACTAGTACTGCAGCCGCCGCAAAAGCTCCGGCACCGGCGATTCGGGTGATGTTTCCCATTTTCGTCTTAGTCAGCCATCGCTTAAATTTCTGCCGCTCATCGTCTGTTAAGAACCTTAACCCCAGCTCAAAGGTTTCCTTCAGGCTGCCGCTTTCGATCTTCGAAACCTTAATCTCGCAGCCATCAATCTTCGCGCCACTCAAGGACGAAAAGAAAGCTGGAAGAGCAACCGATATTTTATCAAGTGACGATAGAGCCTTGACGATTACCGGTATAGGTACCGGGTATTTCGTGTCGTAATAGAAGGCTAGCGGTAACGTCTCAACAAAGTAAGGCGAGGCAGTTCCAGCGCTCACATCATTCCCTCAGTTTGGTTTGGCTCAGCGACCTAGTGAAAGGTCATTCCTCTTCCAGCTCGCTCCGCAGTATCTGCAGATCTAGCGGAGCTTCAATCGCGATCTGAGCCTTGTTGCCCTTGATCTCTTTGACTGTAACGGTGATGCCGTCCAACAACAGCTCAGCGAGGAGATCCTCGGCATTAGTTCCTGGCTGAACGCGCAGGGTGATCTTTTCGCCTTCAAGGCGAGAAATTTCTACGGAACTCATGGTTTTCCTAGCTTTGCGACGTTGTGAAGGTGTTGCCCCTAGCCGATCTTCTTCGGCTTGCCTTCCGTTTCCATGAGCTCCGCGAACTTCTTCCAGCTCAGTCGGTGTTTATTGACGCTGTGGCCTGCCGGCACCCATTCAATATTTCCCTTGCTAATCAAGATGCGCCCGAGCATTGAGCCATCGGCTTTCACCTCTACCTCTACGTCTTTGTTAAGCACAATCTTCTGATGCAGTGTGACGCCTACTTCGTGAGCCATCTGGGCTTCCTTGCGGGTGTGTTCTATGGGGTAGGGGGTGTGTACCAATGCACCCAGCCTGAATTGGCGCCAGGCCGGGTGCGCGCCTCCTAGAGGGCGCTCAGCAGGCATAGCTTTTGGCTGTGTCCTTCAAAATGTCCGCGAACTCGAAAATATCGTCGAGCGCGTCGATCGGATGGCGGGTCTCATTCTTCTCCGCGTCGAAAGTGCCGAGGTACTTCTGCTGACGGTTGAAGTGCAGTCGGGCCAGGGGCTTGCGATTGTTGTCATCGAGTAGCACGCCGAAATAGCTTTGCGTGTCCCGGGCAGCTATGCGTTTAACGTCGACTTCCGACCGTACGATCGCCTTGATGATGTTGAAACCCTCGATTTCTTCAACCGTGGTTTCGATCTTGGTCTTCTCAGGATCGCTATCGGTCGAGCTGTCGGCCGACTCTTGTGTCTCAGGTGATACCTGGGCAGGGATCACAGGTCTTACGGCTCCGGTCATCGCTGACTTCAGGCGCTCATTGATCTGATCCCCGAGAAACTGCGCTGTAGCCTTTCGAGTGAGCTGTGCGAATTGCTCGCGCACCTTCTGAGTGATGACGCCGTCATACACGCGGGAAGCCACGAGCCGGACGAAGTCGTCGTCGGGTTCGCTGAACTGGGCGGCGAGGACACGCTTAATCTGCCCTACATACTTCAGCTCGCCCGCGGCGCTGATGATCGAGTCGACATCAAATGCGCTCTTGGTCAGCTTCTGCAGCTCCGGCACGACGTGGTCATCAATGTCGAGAAGGTCGAATTCGAGGAACGGCTTTTCGTCCATCTTGTTCGGGGCGTCCAGGTCGGTAAAGAAGCGATAGACCTGGCCATTAGTGAGGATCGAGATTCTGGCTGTCGTAACGTGGAAGTAGCGGAAGAGCTGGCTGGCGTGGTTGATATTCAGTGGCTCGCCGATCTTCTTGCTTTCGATCAGTATCTGGATCTGTCCATCCTTGAGGATGGCGTAGTCGATCTTCTCGCCTTTCTTGGTCCCGACGTCACAAACGAACTCGGGAACCACTTCTGTAGGGTCGAAGACGTCGTAGCCGAGCACGCTCTGAATGAAGGGCATGACAAAGGCGTTCTTGGTGGCTTCTTCGGTCTGAATGACCGACTTTTGCTGACGGATCTTCGCAGCCAGACTGGCCAGTTTCTCTTGAAACTCCATAACCCCTCCTTGATACCGCTGTTGGCAATCCTTTGATTCGATTCTGCCATCAGGGGCGAGCAGTTGCGATAGGCAAGAAGTCGCGGTATCACCGTTCCGGCCTACTGGTTAAAGGTGACTAAATCCCACATTTAAATCCCTCAGATTCGAGGGCTTTCGACGGCGGGGGCCGGCCTGCGGAATCACCGGGATTCCGGTGATTTAGCTGGTGCTGATGAATACAGAAATACCCCTTAACGGTGGGATTTGAGCGCCGGCCAATTCGGGGCGTAAACCGGCATTGCCGCCAGTAGGGAAAGTGGGATGGCTCTGACTGAGCCTCCACCGACGGTTGGCGAGTGAGACGTTTTGGTCTCAGTGAGACGGTTCGGTCTCGGTGAGATATCCCCAGAGCTGGGGATATCCCTCTGCCTTGATAGCGGGAAACCCCAGGTCTTGATCCTGGGAAACTGCCGATCTGGTCCGAGTCGGACAGGTTGGTCTGCTTCGATGCGCGCCGTGGGGACTGAGCGCCTGCTATGTCAGTCCGCTAGCAGATGAGTGCCCAAGAACCTCTTTTGCGTATTGACCCTGCGTCGCTCGGAGCCTTATAGTTCGTCCCGTCAAAGCAGCGGCCACTACCTTATAAGGTCGTTGCGAGACATACAAAGGGTCCCTGCGGGGGCCCTTAATACTTTCTAGGGACGAAAAATGAATCGACTGGGTATTTTTGTCGATGCGGGCTATCTGTTTGCGCAAGGATCGGCGGCCATCAGCGGAGCCACCGAGAAGAGGGTCAACCTTTCTCTCAACGAGCAGGCGGTAATCACTCAGCTTATCCAGACAGCTGACGAATTATCTGGCGGTACGCCGCTATTACGCATTTATTGGTACGACGCCATTGGCCACTCCGGCCCGTCTCTGGATCAGAAGCGCTTGGCGCAAAGCAATAACGTAAAGATGCGGATGGGAACGCTGAACGGCAGCGGGCAGCAGAAGGGCGTCGATTCAATGATTGTCATTGATATGATCGAGCTGGCCCGGAATCACGCGATTGCGGACGCCGTCCTTGTCTCTGGAGATGAGGATGTCAGAGTCGGGGTTCAGTTCGCGCAAAGCTATGGCGTCAGAGTTCACCTGCTAGGCATTGCCAGCGAGACTGATAAGCACAATCAGTCTCCGACGTTGGTGCAAGAGGCCGACACCCATATCGAATGGGGTCCCGATATCGTGAATTCGTTCCTGGCGCTCAGGCAGCCACAGACGCGTCGGCCAGTTAAAGCGATGGAATTTCTTGGCGATCTCTCAACTGAAGCCGCAGATGCTGGAGCCACCGCTGCAGCCATTGTGGAGAGAGGAGACCCGGAAGAGATCATAGTCAAAATGGCCACCGCGCAGGTTGATGGGCTTGTAGCGAATGACTTGCAAGCGCTCAAGGCCGCGCTTTCCGTGAGCAGCGCCACACTCCCCAGGGAGTTCGATGGCAAGCTACTCGGAATGACGCGAGACGCGCTTGGCCGCGACCTTACCCAAGAAGAAAAGCGCCTAGCCCGCAAGACCTTCAAGGCCTGCGTTAAGCGCAAGTGATACCAGGCCGTACCGCGCAAGCCCCTCGCCGCGAGGGGCTTTCTGTTTCTGATCTGCCTTAGCGTGCCGGAAATGGCACTTAGTGTCGAAAACGACACAGTGTGTTGATTCCTACACGGTGGCAGATCGGGAAATAGTCCGAATTGGCGGAATAACTCCACCGTGGCAGGGGCGCCACTCTGGAAACTCAGCGATAACCCAGTCGGTTAAGGTCGGGTTTCAGCGGTGGTTGAACAGGTATTGAACGGACGTTGCCGAACCCGGCAGCCTTTGCAGCGAGGTCGCGGGTCTGCCCCTGCGGTAATTCAGGAAAATTTTCCTTAGTTTCCGCAGCAGGACGACCGACGCGACCTTCAAGCTCCTGCTCGATAGCCTCCCCAATCGCAACGCGCTGAGCACGCTTGGTGCACGAAACGTGCTCAGTTCTGAGCGCATTAAAAACCCGCTCGGTGGTGGGGCTGGCGAGAGAGAGATGCGCCGCGCTGATTTTACCGCGCGGTGCCGCGACGAACTGGACGGCGAATACTACGAAAGTTTCGTAGTAAAGAATCCCCGCGGCCCGACCTCTGAGGGGGCTTCGCTTGGTGGGTCAGTGAATGCGCCTGGTATCGAGTGTCGCCAGATCCTCGTCGCTGAGCACGCCGGCAGCGAACAGGCCTTGCAGGAATCCCGACAGCATCTTGGTATCCAGCTCGCCCCGGTCGGCGTCGGCCTGGTACATCGCCAGCGCGGCGACCGCTCCGTCACAGTGGGCGACCATTGGCGCGATCTTGGCGAACAGTGCGCGTTCTCCCAGCTTCATGGTTCGTAGCGCTCCAGCAGTTTGCCCAGGCGCTTCGCGATCCCATCCAGGGCGATGGCGCAGTTTTGCTCCATCTCGCCGCCACGTAGCTGGCAGAGGTCGGAGAAGATTCCGAGCAGCATCACTTGGCCGAATGCGTCGATCTGCGCGCCTTGGTCATCGACCACGATTCCGCAGTCAGGGTCGATATGAACGATGTTGGTCATGCGTGACGCTCCTCGTTTGTAGCCACTTGCTGCCCTGAATATCAGTAGATACCTGGCAGAATCTAAAAGGGTGTTCACTTTCTGAACACGTAGAACAGCGATTACGGTTCGGTTTCTGGACACGTAGGCGATAACGCCAAACCGAACCGGATAAACCCGAACGAACAGAATTCGCTACGTGTTCACTATCTGAACCGGTACGTGTTCATTTTGTGAACAGGAAGAAATCGAATTGAGCAGTGTCGGCAAAGGGCGCAGCGGTGCTCTAGTCGGGCCTACCTCAAGGTCTTTGCCGGGGCACTCGTTTACCGGAAGCCAGGACAGTGCGTAGAGCGCGCAGCGGGCGCCGTGCTTGTTGAACAGACTGCTACGAGTCTGAGTGATCCAGCCTGCCGACTCGAGATCGCTGAGCGCCTTCTGTAGCGTCGACGGTGAGCCGATCCCCCAGTCCCTAGCCATCGTGCGCGTGGCTGACAGATCGCCGTTGTTGCCCCCGTTGTACTGGGACATCAGCTCTTGCAGCACCACGCGGGCAACGAAGCTCAATGCTCGATGCCCGGGCGATTGAACGAGGCGCCGCTCCAGCCGGAAGAAAGGTGGCCCCGATTTGGGCTTTGATTTGCCTGCCATATCGAACTCGCGCAATGGCTGGCAGGGCAGGGTGCCCCGCCAGCGTTATGGCCACTAGGCCGCGGCTTCTTGCATCAGGACGTATTGCCCCACGCGGTGCGGTGGCCGTCCTGCCTCGGTGGCCTGATAGGCCCATTGCGTGCGGATATCAAAGCCACGACGACGCAGACGGCGGACCGTTGACGGCGGGTGGACGATATCCAGGTCGTTGGCTGCCTCGATGGTTGTCACTGGATGAATTCTCAGTGCTTCCAGAAGACGCCGGTCTTGCTCGGTTGCGGAGTGTGATGGCATAGTTCAGTCCTCACTTGGTGCAGTCCAATGTGTTTGCCCTTGGCGGTGTTGCAGCACCGCTTCGGGTTTCCTCTCTGCTTCCTTTCTCATGTCCATTCGTCCCTGTCCGGTGCGGCGTAGCCCCATGCTTCGTTGGCGGCCGCGTAGATCATGGAGCCCAGGGCGGCCACCGCATACGCGAGGCTGCTCCGGTCGTCGTCGCTTAGGTGATGCTCCGATTCGTCGGCACCCAGTAGCCGGCCGATACCTTCCAACCCTTTGCCGGCGTTCGTCAGCACCGCGGTGTTGCGCTGGATCATCTCGAACGCCTCGCGATCCGTGATGCGGCTCATTGCAGCCCCTCCACGCGCTTGATGCGCTCGGCTTCGGTGTCCATGTAGTTGTTCAGATCGTCGGCGAGGTACTGCGCAAGATTGGCGAGATCTAGCGCATCGCGGCCGTTCTTGTGCTTGCAGTTGAGCTGGATCGCTCGTGCTATCGAACCAAGCCATTTGCCGTGCTCGCGCGCATAGGTCGCCAGGTCATAGGCGTCGAGTGCGTCCACCTTTTCGATTACTGCTGTATTCACTTCGCTAGCTCCAGTCGAGAGGCGCCAAGGTGGCGCAGGTATTCGAGGTCAATCAGTCGGGTGTTGGTTGGCAGTGCCAGCCACCCAATGACTTTGCCGCTGCGGTCGATTAGATGGAAGGCCCGTTCCAGGGCCTCAAAACGGGCGTTCACCGAGCGTTCTCCTTTGCCATACGGTTCAGCCAGGCGCGCAGTTCCTCGACGAGGATCAGGCGGCGCTTGCCAGCCTTGAACGACACGAGATCGCCGCGGGCAATGGCTTCATAAACAGCAGAACGGGTGGTGCCGGATGCGCGGGCGGCCTCTTCAGGGCCAACAGCGAGGGGTTGCAGTGTTGCGAGTTGGGACATGATCTTCTCCATCTGACCTATCAGGGCGGTCAGTGGGGAGCAAATCTATAACTACGTCTGCTCATCGTCAAGCAAAATGCTTTACGAAAGCATCCTGTTGTTTCCTACTGCGTTTGGCATTACGCTTGTTCGACGTCCGAGGAGATAAGCAATGGCTAAGCCCACTGGCAAGCAGAACAAGTTGGCGCCTGTGTCGTTCCGGCTAGACCCAAAGGTCAAATTTGCCGCAGAGATTATGGCGAGGCATCAGCGCCGCTCGCTTGCGAGCACTGTGGAATGGGCGCTGCTTCGATCCATGGAGGGTTCAGTCCAAGTAGGCACTGGAGACGGTGCGTCTATTACGCTGAACGAGCTGGTGAATACCACTTGGAACGAGGACGATTTCATTCGGTCGGTGAATGTCGCATTTATCGTTCCCCATTTGGCGACGCATGAAGAAGCGTGTATTCGCACCGTAATCATGGCTTCGGCGCCGTTATTCTTTGGAAAAAAGAAACCGCTCCGCCATGACTTAGAACGAGTGAACTTCGACGCGCTCCTGCTGATGAGGGAGTTGGTCAAGGAGCGCGCAGAGCACCTAGCAACGCTGGGTGAGCTAGTGCCAGTGTCCGAACAAGAGTGGGTGGCTGCGTATAGTCAGATTGTTTCGCAGCGGCCGGAGGCTCTTGCTGACGTGAAAGAGATAACCAAGCAGGATGATATCGAGACGCTTCGGCTCAAGTTTCTGCACGCTGTCGAGTACATTATCCAGTTGCAGGGCGATATCCGTACCTTAGGGGGAAAGCTTCAGGAATCTGAGACTGAAACAGCCTGGAACAAGCTGAAGCTAAAGTAAGTCGACCGCCGCCGCCTTGCTGTCCGGTGCAAGGTGGGCATAGCGGAGCGTCATTTTGATATCCGCGTGCCCCAGCAGATCGCGCACCGTGTTCAGCGGTACGCCAGCCATCACCAGCCGCGATGCGAAGTCGTGGCGCATATCGTGCCAGCGGAAGCCGACGATGCCGGCGTTCTTCAGCAGCTCCAGCCAGGCGGTTTTCACGTCCGTCATTGGCTTATCGTCTTCGCCCGGGAAGATGTAACCGGTGCCAGTCGCCTGGTCCTTCCATCCTTGCAGCGTGGCCAGCGCCTCGGCGTTCAACGGTATATGTCGCGTCTCGCTGGTCTTGGAGCCTTCGCCTGCCACGGTCAGCGTCTTGGCGGTCATGTTCACGTCATGCCAGCGCAGGTTGAACACTTCGCCTCGGCGCATCCCGGTATTGAGCGATAGCAGAACCATCGGCTTAAGGTGATCGGCAAAGGCGAGGGCGCGAAGGTCCGGCAGCGGCTTGCGCTTGCGTTGTGAGCGCCATTCGTTCGCGCTGTCACGCTCTGCCCGGATCAGCTCTTCTCGTGCGTCTAGCGCGTCCCTGAGCGCCTTTGCTTCGTCTTTGGACAAGTAGCGGATGCGGCCAAGGGAATCGACCTTCAGTTGCTTGATCTTCTCCAGTGGCGAGGCCGGGAGGTAGTCCCATTCCACGGCGCGGCTGAACACGCCGCTGATGCTGCCCATCTTCCGGTTTGCAGTTGACGGCTTGTTGCCGCTGTTCAGCCAGGCCGTGCGGATCTGCTCCAGGTCGCGGCCTGTTATCTCATCGAGGCGGCGGAACATGATCGGCTCGAAGCTGGTGTCGAGTGTGTGCAGCGTCTTTTCGTGGCCCTTGTGGTGCGCCTTGAACCACGGCAGATAGGTGTCATCGATGAACTGGCGCAGGGTAGGGGTGCGAGCACCTCGCCGGCCTTGCGTGACTGCCAGCGGCTCGCCGTGCTTGCGGGCTTCGTTGAGGTACAGCAGGGCTTCTTCCTGAGCCTGAGCGAGCGTCAGGATGCCGACACGGCCCAACGTCTTCTTGCGGCCACGCGCCCAGGTCACGACATAGGACTTTGCACCTGCGGCAGTCACGCGCACGAACAGGCCGGGCACAGTGGTATCGTGGACTTCGTATTCCTTGCCGGTAACTTCCAGGCTGTTCAGTCGGCGCGCCGTCAGCTTCTCTCGCAC